GAAGAAGAGGATTGAGCATGGAGACTTCCATACCCTTAAGAATCTTCTTCTTATAGAACTGGAGGATATAAAAAAGGATCTCTTAGTGTTTAAGCCTGAGAGATCCGAGTATGATAACATCCTGAGAGGTAGAGGTCTACTTGCTCAGGAGCTAATTAACTTGCTCAGTGAATGAGCAGTAACAACCAATCTAGAAAGTAAGCAAACGCCTGATCACCTATAAGGTCCAGAGCACCCCTGCTGAAAACCTACTGGAGAGTATATGTCGTTAAAAAGAGCACTAGCTGAAGAAGCAGAGTTGGAAAAGCAATTTCTTGCTGAGGTAACTGACCCCGATCCGTCGACCAGTGCCCCTATCCCGAATGTGGATACCTTTAATCTCGATGAAGATGATGGTGATCCTACTGACTCCAATGTGGAACCTCAGGTAAGTACGGAAAGTGAAGCTGACAAGAAGAGTAGACAGTCTTGGAAACAGAGATTTGCAAACTATAAAGGATCCACAGATAAGACAATCTCAAACCTTCGTAAGGATAACTTGGTTTTGATCGGCCAACTATCTGATGCCCGCAAAGAAATCGACAGGCTTGCAGCCCGTATCGCTGAGATACAGAACAGCGGTAAAGATCTTTTTGGAGACTCGATCACTCCTGAAGATGTCGAGACTATTGGAGTTGAAGCAGTAGATATTGTTAAGAAGGCCACTAAGAAGGCAACTGAAGCTGCAGTCAACCCCCTTATGGAGGAGATCAACAAGCTTAAGGCTAAAGAGCTTGCAATGATCAAGAAGAGCGCTGAAGAGCGTAGAGCAGCTGAGTATAAACTATTCACAGCAGATCTTGGAAGACTTGTCCCAGACTATCAAGCAATCAATCTCGACCCCGGCTTTGAAGTCTTTATGATGGCAACAGATCCCACGACTGGTGAACGTAGGTTGGATTCTTTTAGGAGAGCCGAAGATTATCTGGATGCTGATAGGGTAGCCGACTTCTTCTCAGATTATAAAGCTAGTATTCCGAAGAGTAAAAAAGATATGTTGGAAGATAAAATTACACCTAATGGTGCGGCTTCCAGCTCAGCACCTACTGTTACTAAGAAAGAGACCTTCTCTATTAGAGAAGTGAATAAGTTCTTTGATGATGTTAACAAAGGTGCTTATAGAACTAGAATGAAAGAAGCAGACGAACTTGAGGCTAGGATTACAAAAGCTTATGTTGAAGGTAGAATTACTGATTAAGTTTAAACTCTAGCCTAATAAAATAAATTATTAGGAGATTTCTAATGGCTAATGGTCCCGCTCGTGAAGTAGGTTATGTAAATTATGCATCTGATGGTACCTCGAAGTTCACTCCTCAGCTCTTTTCCAAGAAGATGCTGCGGAATTTCTATCAGACGACTGCATTTTCCGAGATCGCGAATACTGATTATGAGGGTGAGATTGGTAAGGTTGGTGACTCTGTCATCATCCGCACGACTCCAGTCATCACCATTAGTGACTATGTTGTTGGTCAGACCACTCTGACCTACCAGGAACCCGCATCTGCCAATATCTCTCTCACGATTGATAAGGCTAAGTCCTGGTCGTTTAGGATTGATGATATTGATAAGTTCCAGACAGACCTCGATCTGGTTAACAAGTTCACCGCTGATGCTGGTGAGCGGCTGAAGATTGCTATTGATACTGATTGTTTTGACTACATCTCTACCCTGCCGGCATCCACCAATAAGGGCGCTACTGCTGGTGCTATCAGTGTGAATATTGATCTTGGATCTGCAGGTGCTCCGGTAGTTGTAACTAGTACCAACGCTACTGATCTCATTGTAGATGTTAACTTGGTTCTTGACGAAGCCAATATCCCCGATGCTGATAGGTTCCTCGTACTTCCTGCATGGTATATTGCTATGCTGAAGAAGGGCGACCTGAAGGCTGCTAATATCACTGGTGATTCTACTGGTGTTATTCGGTCTGGTATCGTTGGTATGGTTGATCGTACTAAGATCATACAGAGTAACCTCCTGAAGGTTGTTGTTGATGGTGCTGACAATGTTACCTATGCAATGGGTGGCACCAAAGAGGCTATCACCTTCGCGTCTCAGTTGACCAAGACTGAGAACCTTAGGATCCAAGAGTCCTTCGGTGAGTATATGCGTGGTCTGGCTGTCTATGGCCGTGAGGTTGTACAGCCCGAAGCTCTCGTAGCTCTATACGTAACGAAGTAATAACAACACCCCCCTACGTAACTCGTGAGATCTACGCACCAAGGAGATTACTAACTGGCCCCTCTAAGAATTCCATATCCTCAAGGTATTGATTACTTAGAGGGGCTTTTCTATTTGAGTAAAGGAAAGATATAAATGTTTGTATATGCTAAGGATAGAAAGGATAAGACTGTAAGTTGTATCTCTAAGGAAGAGTGTGATGCTAAGCCTTGGAGGTGGGAACTTCTTCATGAGGCTAATGGCAAGGTAGAAGTTAATAAAGTGACAGAGGTAGTAGAGGAAGATGTAATCAAGGTTGAACCTAAGAAGAGGGTATCTAAGAAATAATGAACTTCCTAAAGATGGCTCAAGATGTAAGACTCAAAAGTGGAGTACAAGGAACTGGACCATCTTCAGCAGATACTACTGGATACGACCAGATCTTCTTGGTGATAGTGAGAGATGTTTGGAGAGATATCCAAACCTCCAAGAAGACTTGGAAGTGGATGAGGGTTTCAGGCTCTATAGCCACACAGGTTGACAAAACAGCCTACACTCCAGCTGAAGTATTTGGTCCTACAAACAGATTCAAAAAATACTACAATCATACATTCTTCATTGAGAAGGATGGAAAGAAGTCAGAGCTTAGGTATCTACCCTATGATTACTATATTAGGAAGCATATAAATGATACTACCTCAGTAACTCCTTCAGAGTTCACTATAAGAGAATCGGATAATGCACTGCTCTTCCCTAAACCTAACGGTGCTTACTGGATCTATTTTGATTATCACAAAACCTCCCAGAACCTAGTAGCAGCTACAGACACTCCAGAGTGCCCAGAGGATTATCATAACGTTATTGTATACGGTGCTACAGCTTCTTACTGTTTGAGTATGAGCATGTCTGCTCTACAGCAAGAATACTCTCAAAGGTTTACTGAAGGTTACGACCAGATGGTACGCGAGCAAGTACCTAGAGAAATATTTAAGATAGGTGGAATAGCATGACGACACCACGGAGAATAAGTTTTCCAGAAGTAAAGACAGAGGTTGTACCGTTTGATGGAGGGCTTAATGAGACTGTATCTTCTCTTGAGATGAAGCCTGGAGAACTTATCCTCTGTAAAAACTACTACATAACTGAGGGATCTACAGGCGGTTATGTATCTCTTTCAGGATATGAAAGGTATGATGGTCAGCTCTCACCATCAGAAGTAGATGCAACACTAGGCGATCATGCAGCTAGAGATGCTGCAAGAGCAGCTATAGGTGAGGTAGGTGGTATAGGTGGAGAAGGCCCTGTGAGAGGAGTCTTTACCTTCCAAGGTAATGTATATGCCTTTAGAGATAAGGTTGGTGGGATAATTGCTGGAATGTATAAAAGCACCCTAGCTGGTTGGGTTGAGATAGATACATCAGCAGAACCTTTAGTCGCTGGAGGAACCTACACCTTCTCAGAGAACTATTATGCTGAGGTCGGACTTGGTGCTGTAGTGCTGTGGGCTAATGGTGTAGATAATGCTAGAATCTTTGATGGAACTACAGTAACTAAGATTGTAAATGCAGGGATGGGAGTTGACGATAAACCAGTATTCATTCTTGGAACTTGGGATAGAGCTGTAGTATCCTACCCGGGTGGATCTGTGCAGATGTCTAAGACTAGTGATCCTAGAGATTGGACTGTTGGGACAGTAGAGCTTCAGACAGGGTATGAGGTTACTTCACTCACATCCATGGTTGGAGATACTGTAGTGGTTACTGGTAGAACTAGAATAAGTATTATAAGAAGGGTTGATGCTGTCGACTATTCTGTCGAAACCTTCTCAGATGTTGTTGGTGCCTACCCATATACTGTCCAGAAACTGTTCGATACTATTGTGTTCATGAGTGATATGGGTGTTACTACCCTACAAGCATCTCAAGACTTCGGTGACTTCGCTACAGCCTCTGTGTCTGAAAAGATTAAAAGAACCTTACTTAGATATAAAGACAAGATAACCTGCTCTGTAGTAGTGAGACCTCTTAATCAGTATAGGCTGTACTTCAGTGATGGAAGGTTCTTAGTCTTCTCATTCTATAATAAGAAGCTAAGAGGTGTGACACTTTGTCAGTACCCAAACCCAGTGCTCTCAGCTACTGAAGGGAAGGATGTTTCTGGGAACCCTATAATGTTCTTCGCTTCTCTTCAAGGGTTTTTATATAAGATGGAGATAGGTACTTCATTTGATGGAGCACCTATAGATACTAAAATGTCTACACCCTATTATCACTATAAGGCTCCTAGACATTGGAAGAGTTTCCAACAGATCACTCTAGAGGTAGCTTCTATAGATGAGTTGACTTTCGGAGTTCGGCCATCTTTTGATTATCTAGCGAGAGGAACTACTAGAGCAGCTGAAGAGTTCTTTGATATTATGGGAGCTGGTAGTGTGTATGGAGAAGATGAGTGGGGGGCAGCTACTTCTATATGGGGTGGTTCTGAATCCACTAACAGGGTTATGTATAAGTTTCATGGAATAGGTTCTAATATGAGCGTATCTCTCTACACCATTACAGCATATAATAGATTTCATACTGTGCAGAATCTGATCACAGACTTCACTATCCTTGGGAGACAGATGTAAATGGCAAGTACTTATTACGACAGTGTAGGTAAAACAGTAAATGACGGGGATGTGATATACGCTGCTGATTTGAACACTATCAATTCTGCAGTAGATACAGCCCTACAGCAGGTAGAGGTTGACATAAGCACTGTAGCAGTTAATCAGTCATTCTACTCAGACCTAGCTCAGAAGTGGGCTGAGAATACTGAAGATACAGAAGTTGAGCCCGGGTCTTATTCAGCACTTCATTGGGCTGCTAAGTCTGAGGATCACGCTATTGATGCCTCAGCTCAGGTTGGTTTAGCTGCAGCTCAGGTTGGTTTAGCAACTACCCAAGCTGGTTTAGCAACCACTCAAGCTGGTATAGCTACTACCCAAGCTGGTATAGCTACTACACAGGCAGGCACTGCAACCACTCAGGCTGGTATAGCTACTACACAGGCTGGTATAGCTACTACCAAAGCCGGGGAGGCTTCAGACAATGCTGCTGCTTCTCTAGCCTCAGAGGTTGCTGCAGAGGCATCAGCCCTTGAGGCAGCTACGTATATTAATGGAAAGATAGATTATGTTGTGGATGGGGATTTTAACTCGTGGTTGGACGGAACATCACACAGCACTTCTGGATACGGATCAGCAACTATGTGGGGAATAGCGAAGACACTTTCTACCCTTACATTGAGCAGACAGGATTTTACTATCGGTCAGGTCGATGTGCCTGGAGGAAATACTTATTACGCACGTTCAGTAGTTTCTGACTCTGGAGGAATATCTTTTGCTGGTATATATAATATTATAGAGGGTGTTAAGACATTAGCCAATAAAGATATCACACTATCCTTCTATGCAAAAGCAGACGCAAGTAAACCTATGGGGTTCTACTTACTTCAGAGCTTTGGAACTGGAGGATCTAGTGGTGTATCTTTTGGGAAGACTCTCGTTAATCTAACAACATCTTGGACTAAATTTGACATAACGATAAACGCACCATCTATCTCTGGAAAGACTATTGCTGGTGGTAACGACGGCCTTTATATATATTTCATATTCGATGATTATGATGCAGCTCCCATAATCCCAGGAATGAGTGGGCAATCGGGGACTTTCGATATAGCTAGGGTTAGGCTAGTAGAAGGGAGTAGAGATGGTGACAGTATTCAGCACACTGTAGCAGAAGATGCTTTGATGGTTAGTAGATACTATCAAGTAGGATTTGGAAGTATATTTAGTGGCAATATAACTAATGGAAGTACTTATGCAGTGTCAACACCTTTCCAAGGCATTATGAGAGGGGTTCCAGAAATAACTGTAGCAAATGCTTTAAACTCCTCCTTTCCGGCAACCACTGGAATTATTACCGCTCATGGTAATAACTATGTAGAGAGTAGGGTGGCTAGTGCAACAGTATCCGCTGGATACTATGGATCTACTTACAAACTAAACGCTAGGTTATAAATGAAAAAATATGCACTAGAATCTGACGGAACATATACTGATAATGAGTCTGGAGCTAGGAATATTCATCCTGGAAGTTCCTCATGGTCATCTGTAGAACTATGGCTGTCCGATGGCAATACCCCAGTACCGCCCAAGCCGTCTGATTATCATGATCTTATAGGTGATAATTGGATCCTAAACCTCGAGAGAGCTAAAGATACTATGTGGGAAAAGATTAAAGCTGAGAGGGATTTGAGGAAGAATGGAGGGTTTAAAGTTGGAGGTAAGTGGTATCACTCTGATCAGGACTCTAGAATCCAGCAGCTAGGATTGCTTATAGCTGGTGCTGCTATCCCACTCATCCCTTGGAAGACTATGGATGGTACATTTGAGACTCTTACCCCAGCTCTTGTCAATCAAATCTTTCAGGCTGGATTCGCCTTAGATACAGCTCTATTCGCTCAGGCAGAGCAGCATAGAACTCTTATGATGAACAGCTCTGACCCTCTCAACTATAACTACAAGGTTGGTTGGTCTGAGAACTTCTTAGGTGTGTAATATGAAATATGAAGATGTAAGATCTACAATAACTAGTGGAGATATTGTAGCATTTACACATACGGGTTGGAGCTCTTGGAGTGATGTAGAGTCTCAGATTGTAAGAATGGCAACTAGATCAGAATTCTCCCACGTTGCTATGGCGTGGGTAGTTGCTGAGAGAGTGTTCATCATAGAAGCAGTAGTCCCTGAGATTCGTATATTCCCACTATCTAATTTCAAAGAATTCTTCCTACTAAGAAGCCATACACCACTTAGTATAGATGCAGAAGAGTTTGCGCTCTCTAGGGTTGGGGAGAGATATTCTAAATGGGAAGCTATTAAGGGATATTTTGGTAGAAACAAAGATGATAGGTACTGGCAGTGTGCAGAGTTTGTTAGTTCAGTGCTGAGTAAGGATGGGATAGATCTTCCTGGCAGAGATACACCTACAGATCTTGTAAGAGGTGCTATGGATATGCTTGGATGTAACTTAGAATTAATTACAAATAGAGGTTAAATATGGCAGACTATGGATTGCTCTTAGGTCCAAACCCAACACCCAGCACTCCGCTTCCTCAACAGCCTATGCAGACTCCAACAACTACAGCACCTGAAACTGCAGTACCTGAAACTACAGCACCCACAACAACTATTAATCAAAGTGCTCAGGATGTCGCAGCAGCTCAAGGAGTTTCATACGAAGATATAGCTACATCAGCTCAGGAGGCTCCTACAAATACAGCACCGGTTTATGATGCTACTAGAGTCGCATCTCAGATTGCAGATGCTGCAGCCATTAAGACTGGAACATCGTATTACGATGAGGCTAAAGGTACTGTAGCTGGTAGGCTCACTTCGTTACTAAATAACGAAAGTCCCTATATGAAGCAGGTAGAGCAAAGATCTAAAGAGGCTGCTTCACGTAAAGGACTGCTTAATACATCTATAGCTGTTCAGTCAGGACAGGCAGCTGCCTATGAGGCAGCTATTCCTATAGCAACTACAGATGCTACTGAGTTTAATAAGTTTGGACTACAGCAGCAGACAGCAGAGAATCAGCAGAAAACTATACAGTCAGAGGCTATCGTATCTGGTGAGATGACTCAGCAGAAAGCAGCTATAGCTCAGCAATCTCAGAATATTCAGAATGCTTTTAATGCTAGATTGTCAGGTGCTAATGAGGAAAGTAAAGCTTGGCTGGAGGGTATGGCACAAAATCACGATAAGGCTATGAAAGATCTTGAACAGAGTCAGAACCTTGTGCTCCAGCAGTTCCAGAATGATCTTGAGAAACAGAAGACTGCATCTACACTTGCCTCACAGACCATGCAGAACTATCAGATCTCTGTAGAGAACCTTATGACTGATCCGGACTTTATGGACCTAGGTCCTACAGCTATGAACAATGCTATAAATCAAATGCAGATCCTTGCAAAAAACTCTATCAAGTTTATTGGTGCAGCTGCTAATATCCCTAACTTCTCTCAGTGGGCTAATACGTATCTCACTGCCCTGAACGTGGCCTCTTAATGAACCCTTGTACGATACTAGACCTAAGTAAGGTGGCCGATGTTGCAACTAAGCATTTTGGTGAAGACGCTACTCTTTGGGCACGTACTAAACTATATAGCCCTATAGATAAGTTATTTTATTTTAATGAAAATTTAGTACTTCTCATAGAGGCTATAGGTGACTACAAGTTCTCTATCCACACTATAGGAAGTACTAATAAGGTAAAAGAATACAGGGACTTTACAATCAATGCAGGTTCTTGGATGTTTGATAACACTACATGTACATGTCTCATAGCTTTTGCAGCTGCTAGTAATCTAAGGATGCAGAGGTTCATAGGTCTTACAGGTGGTAAGAGAGTTGGTGTCATTCCTGATGCTGGCGGAATAGAAGATGAAATTATGTATGTCTACCCTATTAGGGATAGAATAGAATTGGAGGAAAGGATATGCCGGCAGTAGCATTAGGTGGGATGTTTCTAACATCAGCATTTGCAGCCACCACTATTGGTACTATAACAGCTGGACTGATTGGTGGAGCCCTTATAGGTGCTGCTATTGGTGGTATCTCTGCAGCTGTAATGGGTGGAGATATTGGTAAAGGTATGCTCTTCGGTGCTGTAGGTGGTGCCGTTATGGGTGGTATTGGTGGTTGGGTTGCAGGACCATCCGCTACTGGGGCTTCTGGTCTAACCATGGGTGCATCTACAGCTCATGAAGCTGCTAGAGGTGGTGTGCTTGCTGCCACTCAGGGTGTTGGTCAGACGATTGCAGGAGGTACAGGAACTAGTATGTTTGGGGATATGGGTACTGGAGCAGCTCTAGTCACTACAGGTGGTCAGATGCTGATGGGTGCCTTTGATGACTCAGGAGAAGTAGCAGCCTCTGAAGCAGAGAAAGCTAGAGCTCACTCCAGAGAGCTGGCACAGCTTCAAGCAGAGACTCAACTTAAGATAGCAGAGATGTCAGGTAAAAGTGGTGGTTCTAGTTCTGATGCAGCTAAGTATGCTGCAGATCTACAGCTCCTGAATGCTAGAGAGCAGAGACAGCAGGATTATAAATTGAAATCTGAAGAGTGGTCAATGCTTGAAGCCTCTCGTAATCGTAGGAGAGCAGCTGTAGAGGGAATCAGTTTCAAAGAAGCTCAAGAGCCTCAAGCTACTCAGCCTGGACCTGTAGCTCCTGGAGTAATGAATCCAGTAGCAGCTCAACCGATCCCATATGCACCGGCCCAGCAGGGCATGCTGCAGCAGCCTCAGGAGGTTCCAGTTGGCCAATGATACTAGAGGTGGAGTCCTTCGAGGGGACGCTAGAGCCCGTACCGGTGTAGAAGGACAAGATATTAGAACAAGTATGGGAAGAGAAGATCATCTAAGTAGAGGATCCTTTGTCAACTACTATGATGATCTTGGGATATCTACTACAGCTTCAGGTGCTAAAGAGATTAGAGCTAATGAAGCTAAGTTTAATCAAACTATAGCAGATCAGCAGGGTAAAGTAAGTGGTGCTAGGAGTGAAATAGACAGTGCTTATAAAGCTGGACAGTCTCAAATCTCTGCAGCATGGGAGAGTCTACCAGGATATAAGGAAGCTATTAGTGAGTCTTGGAACAAGACACAAAAGGGCTTAACCCCCATCCATGTAGTTCATGGAACTGGAGATGACTTTGTTACTGAAGGAACTTACTACTTACCTAAAGAAGCTCTTGATGAGATACAAAAGCAAGAGGGAGTAGCTTATAGGTGGGATGATAAGGGTAACTTCTACGTGGATGTAAAGACTAGTAAGGGTGATAGGACTATAGGACAAGAACTTCACGATGCCTTCAGGCAGGGGCAAGAAGATTACTACAACTCTTGGTACTCACAGGCAGCTCCCACTATAGCACAGCAGATTAATCAAGGTGCATCAGCGCTTAATGCAGCCTCTAGTCAACTAGAGTCTTCTTATGCATCTCAGAGTGGAGAGATAGGCACTGCACAGAGTATTATAGATTCTGCAACTGGTCAAAGAAATATGGATTGGGCAAAGATGAGAGAAGATTACGCAAGGAAGAAAGCTACTATAGCTGAGATCTTTGGCAACTTTAATGTAGCGGAGGCTAAGTAATGGAGAAAGAGTATGCAGCACAAGAAGCTCTTCAGCCTGGAGGCGGTGTAATAGCCCCTCCTGTGCAGGAAGTACAAGCCCCCGCACCTGCACCTACAGCACCTGAAGAGGGTGTAATGGGTGGTTCTGAACAGGCTACTGAAGAGATGATGAGTAAGGCTGATCAAGCTTACATTGGCGGTCTGATGAAGATGCTCCATAGTAAAGAGACAGCACCTCTAGTTGAAGAGATGCTTGCAGCTGGTCCTCCAGATAAGTCGATACCTACTATCGCCAATCAGGTTAATGCTCAGATGGAAGCAGCTGTAGGTAAGAAGCCCTCCCTTGAGACAGCTCTTATGGGTGGAGTATATTTGGTACAGGATCTTGCAGAGATTGGAACGACTGCAGGATACTTCGAGCCTTTAGCTGAAGAGCAGATGAAACCTATCCTCCAGCAGACTATGCAGATGTATATTGAGGCTGGACTTAAGGATGGTAGTATAGATCCTGTAGAACTTCAAGAGAAGGTAGAGCCTCTAATGGATGATGACCAGAGAGCTACAGGTATGCAAGCTGCTGAGATGACTGGTGTATCTCCTAAGGCTACTGAGCAGACTGCAATGGCTGCTTATGGTAGACAGAAAGAAAGACAGGGTATGATGAAGAGTGGAGGTAAAGCATAATGGCTTTTAACTTCGGTGGTATGATGAGAGGTCTAGGTGCTGGTCTTACACAGACAGGCGCCTGGATGAAGGAACAGGAGAAGTTAGATTGGGAGACTCAGCAAGCTACTCTCAGGTATGAGAGAGAGATGCACATGGAAGCTCTTAGAACTAAAGCTGCTAAGGAGTCGCAGCAAGCTGGATTCACTCACGCTGAGACTCTTCAAGCTGGATCACTCGGTCATGCTGAGAAGATGACTGAGATGCAGATAGGTGCTAATAGAGAGACAGCTGATAGAGCTTATGGGTTGGACCTTAAACGCCTTAGCATCCAAGAGCAAGAGGCTGCAGCTAATGCAAGTGCCAGAGGTGTCGCTGCTTCTAATGACTCTGCAAGGCTGAAGATTGCACAAGATCAGGCCGCTATGGAGGCTGAGAAGTATAACGCCTCCAAACCTGAAGCTCAGATAGCTATGAGAGAGAAGCAAAGATCTGCCCTAGTAGAGAGTGGTATTCCTAAAGAGTATGTAGAGGTTTATGTTCAGACAGGCAACTTAACTCTTCCAAAGAAAGATGGTAAAGATATCTCAGTGAATGGTGAGAACATCTTGAAGGCTAAGGAGATGGGAACAGCCGCATATGATCTTATGGATGAAGCTGAACAAACCAGATTCAATACTGAGAATGGAATAAAGGGTAATGATAAAGCAGCTGGTAGGAAAGCTATGGGAGATATGTCAGTAAGCGATCTCCTATATACAGCTACTGGATCTGGTGGAACACCTACAGGTGGTATACTAGCTGGTGTACCCAAATCTGGAGGTAAAGTAAACCTGAGAGAAGAGATACAAAAAGCAACAGCTGGAGATGCTGAGGCTGAGGGAAGGCTTCAAGCTTTGCAGAAGCAGAACCCTACAGACCCATTAGTAATAGACGCTAACAGAGAAGTTGCTGCATCTAAACAGAAGAAAGTGCCAGAAGCCTCTAGTCCCTCGACAACTAGAGCGCCTTCAGCTAAGCAAACACAGGCTGCTGTAAAGAAATCTACAGCCACTGAGGTAGCTATTAGAGGAACTGCAGAAGAGAACGACCTAGCACTTAAGAATCACGGTAAAGAGTTTAAGTATCTTACTGCTAAACAGCAGAGCCAAATTAGAAAAATGGTGGATTAATGGATAGGTTTGATGTAGAGTACGAGTACACTCCGAGTTATGAAAGCTTTGATGCAGGAGTAGTAGAATCTCCTTACGCACCTGAGCGTTGGGATATTACCGACATTATGAGCTCGTTGTGGAAAGGTACTGGCGAGACTGCTAGGGTTTTAGGTAGAGGTACTGGTATTGAAACACTTGAGAGTGCTGGTAAATCTATCTCCTCAAGTCAGTTTGCTAAGCCTGATGAAAGTACCTACTTCGGACAAGACTCATATACCAAGAGCATCCTCATGGGCGCAGCTGAGGCTACCCCTCTTACAGCAACCTTAGCTGGTGCTGGTGCTGTAGGTACACTGGCTGGACCTATAGGGACTGTAGCAGGATTAGGTGCTGTAGGTGGTGCCCTTGGTAGGGGTCTGTATCTTGATAACATAGACCGTTATTGGGAAGAGCATCCTGATGGAAACTTAGAAGATGCTCAACAGTATGCTGCTATGCATGCTGGTGTAGAGGCACTGACTGAGGTTGGTGGTGCTGCACTAGGTTTTGGAGCTCTTAAACTTGGTGGTAAGGTGGCTAAGCCTTTCTTGATTAATGCTATCGAGAAGGGTGCTATCTCTACTACTGATGTTCTTGAGACTGTAGCTGCTAAGTCTGGTACATCTAACTTCATGAAGAGGATGTTTGGTGCTACTCTTCCTGAAGGTGGTGAGGAAGTTGTAGCCTCTTACCTTCAGCACAAGTTAGATACATCCTATAATATGAAGACTGAAGCTCCTGATTATTTCAAGACCTTCATGATTGGTGCTGTAGCCTCTGGACCTTTTGCTGTTGTTGGTGCTAAAGTAACTGGAGATGCTCAGAATAAGATTAGAACTAATATAGAGAAGGGCCTTCAGTCTGATGTTGTGGAAGAAAGACTCCACATGGTCAAGCAGGTATATGATACTATTAATAAAGTATCCCCTGATGGCGCTAAGAATTGGGACAACTACGCTAGTGCTGCAGCACTCAATGGCCCTATAAGTCTTGATGGTGCTATAGATCCTTCTCTTGCATGGAAGAAACATCTTGCTGATTGGCAGAAGTCTAGAAGGACTGCAGAAGATTATGATAAGATCACTAGAGATCCTGCAGATATTCTCAAAGGTAAAGGAATTCCTTCAGGTACTGCAGAGATGCAGACCTCTACAGACCCTTATGGAAAGGGCATAGCACCTCCAGAAGAGTCTAAGATAGATGAGATCCTTAAGAAGCCTGTAAGTTCTAATTACTGGAAAGAGAAGCTTGCTCTCTGGAAACAGAAGGAAGCTGAGCCTGAGTACGTAAAGCCCTATAGCCCCTACTCCATGTCGGCTGCTATGGGTGAGGTAGAGCCTGATACTAATATAGTGCCTCCACCTCCTGTAGAACCTGAGCCAGTTATTGAAGAGAAGAAGACTCTTGCCCAGAAGCAAGCTGATAAGGTAGCTAAAAAGGCCGAGGTTGTGCCTACAGTCGCTGCAGCTGCTGATGTAGTACCTACTACTGAAGAGGTTGTAACTGAAGACTCAGAGTACTCTAAAGACGACTTAGAGGGTATTGAAGTTGAAGTACCCATCGGTAAGGATAAGAAGACTGGTGAGGTAAAGAAGAAGCTTGGAGTACCAGCTTATGAGGCCCTTGAAGAGATCCGTAAAGATGAGGAGAAGTGGCAAGCAGTTATAGATACAGCTACAGATCCTGATGTTGCTAAGAAGGCTGAAGCTAGGCTTAAGACTATTAGTGTCCGTAGAAAGTCTGTAGAGAAACAGATAGGACAAGTAGCTAAGACAGGTACTAAAGAGGATAGAATCAAAGAGCAGATGGTTGATCATGCTGGAGTCATCAATGACCCTTCATCGACCGATAAGCAGAAGAAGAAAGCTAAGGCTGAGATGGAGAGGCTTGAGAGTCTTCTCCAGAAAGATACCTCAGGGATTGCTAAAGGTGCTACTACTGGTATCACAGCATCTGGAGAGAAACAAGTAGTTCAGTATTCTGACAAGGCCTCTGATTGGAAACCGATAAGTAAGGATAAACCTAATGTCCTTATAAATCAGAACAGTATTATTATTAAGAACAATGATAATAACTGGACTGTCTTTCAAAGAGACGAGGCCGGAAAGGCTGTACTTGTTGGTAGAGGATTTAAGAGGAAGAGCCATGCTATAGAAGCTTTGAGATCTGGACAGACTAAGGAAGAGTATTACGGTGCTAATCCCGAAGCTGCACCCAAACCCCTGACAGACTCTCAGAAGAAGCTTGTAGATAGTATTGATAATCTTAGAACTTTTGTCGGCTCTCGTATCAATAGGGTAGTTGATCTTCGAGGAGATCCAGAAGCTGATGGTATAGCCACTGATGCAGTGTTTGAGGCAGCTGGTAAGTTTAAAGAAGATAAAGGTGCATCCTTTAAGACCTTTGCTACATCTATAGTCGACTCAAGGCTTAAAGAATATAATGAGAATAGATACAAATTCGAGACCCAGGGTGTTGAGAGTACTGAGTCTTCAACCGGCACTATAGACTCTGCAACTCGTGAAGATGTTTATGAAACTCCAGTAACTAATGTAATAGAGAAAGAGAAAGCACCACTGCCTGAAGTCACTAAGGTGGATGTATCTTCTTTATCTCCGGAGCTTCTAGCACGATATGGGCAGGGAAGTATAGTAGAGAAGAAGACTCTTGCTGAACAAAAGGCTGAACTTGAGGCCAGGAAGCAGTCTGAGAAAGCTAGTACTCTTGAGGTAGACTCCCCTATATTCGAAGAGGAGGTTAAGCCTACTAAAGAGGTTAAAGAGGTTCCTAAGAAAAAGGAAGCTGCTAAGCCTAAAGCCGAGAAGAAAGCACCAGCTAAGAAGAAGCCTACCCTTGCAGAGAAGAAAGCAGCTGAAGTTAAAGCTAAGGTTGATGAGGGTATTGCAAAGCTTGAAGAAGCTAAAGCAGCTATAGGTGCTGAGAAGGACAAGGATTTTAGAGAGGTAGCTAAGATCCCATTCCCTAATCATATTAAGACTAGAGAGGATGCTATAGCTCATATAGATAGTATGATCTCTCTACTTAGTGGGGCACCTAAGACTGACGCATCTCCTGTAATCCTTCGTAGGGCTAAAGCCAAAGAGGCATTCGTAGACACTAAAAAGAAAGAGGAGATCTTAAGCACCGAAGAGGTAAACAAGGCCAGAGAGATCCTAGATCGAACCAGAGGTAATAAGGAAGAGGCTTACAGAGTAGCAGCTTACATCAAGGATGATGCATTCAGAGCTAAGGTCAGAGCTCAGATAGAGGTTATGAACTATACGAACCTCTCTAGTATCCTTGAACCATTTCTTAAAAAGGATAAGTCCTCAAAAGAATATCAGCTAGCTGCTTGGATTAACAAGCTTTTACTTGACTCTGGTAAAAAGAATATCAATGTAATTGTAGATCCTACAGCAGAGTATGAGCAGTTCTCTCATGCTGGCAAGGGTACTGTAATAGTTAAAGCCCTCAATACTACTAA